CCTAGCTTTTAGAGTGGCCTAACACTATACTTCGGATATTCCGAGGTCGGGCTAAGCCGGACCACGAGCATAATGCTCGATTTCCATGAGCCAAACTGGCTCCGATTTCGTACTTGTTCGTACAATTGTCAAAATAGGTTGATAAAATAATGAGAGAAAAATAAATAAAAGATGTTGGTTATTATCTTAATTTTCAGAATTGAGCTGTGACATCAACCCGTCCTGGAGTGACGGGATTAGAGACGCACTCTCTCATCTACGTTATATCTACTGAATCAGTATCCTAATTGACGAGTTCAGGAGGTGTTATAATATCTCAAAGAGTTTCAAGATTCTACTTAGTAGTGAGCCATAAGGCATAATTATTAGGGTCAGTAGGAGCGGTCGTCCAAGCAAAGTCTTTAAGACATTGCTAGTACATGAATTTGTTCTACGCATCATCCTGATATGTGCGTACATTAGCATCTTTGAGAAATGGTTCTGCAAGTGTCATGGCTGAAGATACAAATCCTCCAGCCGGCAGTAAATATGGTGCAAGGAATTTGGCTGCCTAATAGCCTCCTTTTGCACCCATTTTAAGCATAGGCATGAGTTTCTTCCACAACCCATCTCCACTAGGGTCTTTTCAAGATATTTCAGTGAAAGAAGGTATTAATCCCGCAGGAAGTATTGATGGTGCGTTGGGTTGAGCAAATTTCTCACCGGTAAATTCTTGATTGGACTATGATGTTAGGGAATAAGCAAATATGTTAGATGCATCAGTCCAAAACACGTAGTTCAGTTTGAAAGACAAAGCTAACTAAAAGCCTAAATTGATATCATTCTGAATGGAGCGTGCAGGAGTCGAGAATATGCAGTATGCAATTGTTTCAGTGGCGAATTTGCTGGTTGATGACGAATCATCGTATATCATAGCGTCGTTGTTAATGGCGACATTTAAGTTCACGGTCTCATGGGTATTGTGCACTCTACCTAATCGTATGAGCTACTGAATGGTGAGGCCGCTTGAAAGCTATTTATATTGTACGTGGCCTATGATGGTCTGACCACTGACTGTTGCTTCCGGCATCTTGGGGCAGAGCTCCATACTTGCTGACCACACGTAACCACCATCGGCATAAGATATAAAATCTCCGCCGTAGGTTGTTGCATACGATTCTGAGGCCGCTAAAATCGTTGCTGTGGAATAAGAGAAGCCATCCGTTGCCGCACTATTGATGTATAGTCCAGATAATCATGAAGCATTGTGTGCTACAATAGTAGGAGCGTAAAAGACTACGGTGTATGATGCAGCAGACATTTGTCTAATTTGATGCTAGTGCATTATTCTAGTGGCTACGTTGACGGGATGTCCGTTTACTACGTAGTGCGAATTAATTCATCCAGGGAAAAGCTTGGCCAAGTTGAATTCATCAACTTGAGCCAGCCTTGAATCCCTAGTATATCCGTATTGGCTTTCTGCAGCGTCAACGTAGCTCTTAAAACCTACTCCATTAGAATCAACCGCTTTGCCTGATAGGTCTTCGGGTTTAATCTGTTTGAAATACGCTGTTCGCTTTTTGTTATTCTACAATCGTTTAATGACTTTTTCTTGTTTTTGTAGGCGTCATTCGTCCTTCTTCAACTTTTTATCCATATTGGAAACTTGTTGTTGCATTTTTAGCAATTGATTCAGTGGCGTAATTGCTACACTGGACCCAATTCTTATTGTATTGTCTCAGAATGCTGCAATTATCGTTGATACTCTTAGTCCGTTTCGCGAGCATATCTAATCCTGTAAGGCATGCAAATGAGATGGATGTACATGTACATCTGCATTTTGGAAGTGCATGCTGGCGTGTATCTCTTCCAACACTTTGTCATCGTACACTCCCGTTGCATTCAATCTATGATTATAAAGGTCGTCGAATATATCAAACGGGAGTTCACATTTCTAAGAATACGATAAAGCTGCGTTCATAAGTTGCGGATTATTCCTAAATTGAATATGCTTAGGTATGAGATAATGTCTAGTGGTGAGGGCTTTTCTCACATCCCGTGTGAGATACCAGCCGAAATACGAATTAGTGTTGCCGACGTGAAAGGAATTCTTAGAGCAGAAATCAATGTTCCACCATTCGCGGACGGTCATATCCTTAACAATCTAGCCGATACCTACTATTCCTGGTTCGTTAGTCTATGAGGTCATAGACTTTATATAAGACACTACTCTATCGGCATCAGCTCTTAGCACCCATATACATACATCGTCTCCGGCGGCTATTAACTTTGGTTCAATATTTAATTTCGTGCACAAATATGTATAATAAGTGATGCTACGCAAAGTATTGCCTAAAGTGGTTCAAGTGGGATGTCCGGAATAAGTAGTACCTCTTATCTAGAAATGCGGCATCGTCTTACCGAATAGTCGTCGAGATTTATTGCGATTATATATGGGCGGTTGCCCGCCTACTAAAGGTATGAAAGCGTCAACTTCTATATCCGTGGCTTGTTTTAGTAGTAGCGGCAAAGCAGAGGAAATATCTACTCCATTGTTCGCTCCTATAAGGTCCAAAACGTCTTTGATGTACCCGGTCATGGATTGGAAGAACTAGTTGTCGATAGCGTCAATAAGTAGATGGTGTTGAGTGGAGTCGAAAGCACTTCCGTCAAGCGATATTGATACATACTATTCGGGATTATCACCTATAATTCTTTTGATTCGTTCTTTGAGAGAGTCACATGTATCTCCGTGACAAAATGAGGGCAGATTTTGTTTTATCTATTTGAACAGGTAATCCTATACGTATGTCAATAGGCCACACATGTTATCACAAGGATTAAAGATTAACCTCGGTCTAGTGGAATCTAACTTTGGGTCTGAAGTGCAGTATTGTACTTCCCCGGATTTTATCATGAGCTGAAATCCTGTCTCGTAATTAGATGGTCGGATATCGTGCATTTGCCTGTGTATCATTTTGAGGTATTTGTTTTTCTTCTATGGAGTCCAAGCCTTAGAGTTTACCCATGGGAGAAAGTCGACGTAAACAGGTTCAACTCTAGTAGTCATTATCTGCTAGATGATATTCTTGAAGTGAACTTTAAGTTCTATCACTGTTCATGGGTGGGGTTCTACTCTCGACGAGAAATGTCATTGAAACAAGCCTACGATTAGGTTGTTATCTGTTTTGGCATCCCATTCAAATTCGGTCACAATTTGTTTATTCTATTCTACATTATAGCCTATATGAGTCATTCGCACTGA